GGACGCGGCCATTGCGCTCGGCCTCGCGGCGGACACGGTTCCTCGACGCGCGGTCCTTCTTCGACGCGGTCGATGACTGGAACTTCGCGTACTCGCGCTTGTAGTCACGGGGCATTGGCAGGCTCCGGATAGCAACTCCACCCGAGTTCGCAGGCGACGGCATGCTTGTTGCCGAACGACTGGTCGCAGAACATCCGCCGCGCCTCGTCGCGCTCGGATGTGCGCTGCTCGGCAATGGCCCGTAGAACATCACACATTTCCCGAAGCCGTTCGATCTCGTCGGCGGCATCATCGATCACGGTTCGGATTCCGGTCACGCATCGATGACGGTGCAGCCGAACCACGATGTCATCAGGAGCGGTCACTTCTTCCGCCCCCAGTTGGACTTCATCTGCGAGTACGCCTTGTCGCTGACCGTGGTCTTCGACTTCGGTCGCGATGTGCCAGCGGCCTTGCGATTGTTGATGTTGTGGAGCAGACCCTTCTTCGCGGCCATGTCATGCCTCCTTCTGGCGAGTCGCTTCCTTCGGGTATCCGTGCCTCTGCATGAACTCCACGAGGTCGGCCTCCATGATGCGCCGATGCAGGCTGCCGGGAAGGCGGCAGCACCGCAACTTGCCCCGGTCGCACAGGCGCATCACATACTCCGGCGAGCATCCGATGCGCTTCGCCGCCTGCCCCGTCGTGAGCATCCTGCGACTCAGCACTTCCATTTGCGGAGAGCCTTGTTGATTCGCGAGTTCGGATCACGGGCAGTCTTCGCGCTCGTCAACTTCTTCTTCATGCCGCCCATCCGGGCGCAGAACGAGTCGCGACGGCTACCGCCCTCCGGCTGCGGACGCTTGAGGTCGCCTCCGGTCGCGCGGTTGTACGCGCGCCGTCCCTCCTCGCTGAGTCCGCCGCTCGGGTTCTTGTGCCGCGACTTGAAGTCGAACCGCTTACGAGCAGCCACACTTGCCACCCTTCTTGGGACGCTTCTTCATCGGTAGCCGCCCTTCTTGCCGCCACCCTTCGCGCCACCCTTGCCGCCGCCCTTCGCGCCGCCCTTCGCGCCGCCGTTGCCCTTGCGGGTTCCAGCAGCGCCAGCGCCACGGGCCATCATGTCGAACGCATTGCCACGCATGGGCTTCTTCTTGCCGTAGTTCATCATCGGAACACCTCGTCGTGCCGCAACAGGACGCCGAGCGCCGTCTCAGGCAGGGCAGGCTCCGGACGCTCCGGTCCTACACCCTCCTCGCACAGCATCAACGCTCCTGCGCAGGCAATCACACGGTCGCCGTGGGACTCGCGCGCTCCGGACGACATGTCGCGAACGCTCGCCGCCTCGATCGATCCGTCCTCAAGGATCACATAATCCAACATCTCCCGCAAGGTTTCCTCGCTGGGAATCCGAACATTCCCCTGACTGATCGACCGGGACAGGTTCCCCAGCAGCGTCCGCTTCGCCCGCCTGCTGCTGTTCCATCCGATGCGCACCGTCAGGCGCTCCGTCGTCGTACCAACCATCCGCTGGCGGTACACCGACGAGTACCCGATCCGCTGGAAGTCGTGGTGCATCGCCGCACCGGGACCGTTCACCTCCCACCCGATCAGGGGAAGGCGCCGCCCTCGGTACACCGTCATCGCCACCTCCACCATCTCCTGCGCCAAGTCGTGCGGCGGCACATTCGGATCCGCAAACTCCGCCACCACCTCGCGAGTCTCCGCGTCCATCACGCACACCGCAGCATTCGCAGACCCCGTTCCGTACGACGGATCCGCAAACAGCACATACTCCCGGTCCACATCCCCGTGCCGGAACACCCGCCAGCGACCATTCGGGTCCGCCACGAACCGACCGCGCAGCAACTCGCAACGCTCACCCGGCATCGCGTACTCGTTCATGTGCGCCGTCACCACACCCGGCGTGAAGAAGTTCGACCCGCTGCCGACCTCCGTCGCAAACACATTCTGCGCCATGTCCACCGTGTCGCGGCGCTTCATCTGCTCGCCAAGCCACGGCGTCCACACATACTCAGACCCCGCCGTACCCGTCACCCGGCCGTCCACATCCACCCGAGTCTCCGCACCCATCCCCTTCAGCGGATGCTCCGTGTACAGCAACTCCACCAGCCTCGGGTCGCCCTGCGTCCTCGCCATCCGAACCAGCGTCGAATACTGGGTTCCCGTCCCCAGAGGGGTACTCACCGCAATCCGACACGCCGTCGCGTCAGCCGCAGACCGCCAAGCAGCCTCCGCCTCACCCATCGAGGCAAACTCGTCGAACAACACCATCGTCCGGCGGCCACCTCGGCCAACATGCGCCGTACTCGCCTGACCCGCAATCGTCGATCCAGAGACCGGGTTCCGCAGCATCATGTGCTGCCGCGTCTCCGAGCCACGCTTCAACAAGTCGTCCGCCACCCCCGGCAACACCCACGGAGGCTGGCTCTGCAACATGTAGTCCACCTTCCACATCAGGCTGTCAGGGTCGCCCGGTCGGTCAACACCGTCCTCCACACGACTCACCAGCAGCGTCTGCCAGCCCTTGAACAGCCAGCCCCACGCCGAAACACCAGCCAAGAGCCACGACGCACCCATGTCACGACTCTTCCGAATCACCACATCTCGGCCGTCAGACACCGCATCCACAATCTCACGCACCGCCCGCTCCTGACACGGCCACAGCACGAACGGCCTGTTCGGCTTCTGACTCGGCACCTCGCGACCAGTCGCCGCATCAACTTCCTTCGGCGCATAAGTCCACCCAGTCAGGCGGAACCACATCGCGATGTCGTCCGCAAACGCCGACCGAAAGTCAGCCTGCGATACCACATCCGTCGCCGTCGCGTCCAAGAACTTCTTGCGGAGCCGTGTGATTTCAGACATGTATGTCCGGATTTAGGGGTCAGTACTGTGATGAGGGAGGGGGGTATTAGATACTAGGTACTCCGCGCGACGACGCGCGGGGGGGTGCCGCCCCCTCCCCCCCTGCCGTGGCCCCCGGGGCGCTGTCACCGAAGGTTACCGGACGCCGTTGCATCCCGCCGTCACGCCGTCCACTCGGCGAGCAGCAGGCGCGCCCTGCCGCCCTCCCCTGCCTCGGCGGAGAGCGTCGTCCTCTGATCGACTTGCACCGAGGACCGATCGCGGTACACCTCGGGCCGCAGTCCCTTCAGCCGGAACTGGAGCAGCGTGACCTGCGCCGGGGTCGCGTCGATCTCCCCGGTCGCGATCGCATCGACGATGCACTCGAGTCTTGTGGCCGTCGCTGCCATCGTCTCGCGGTGCCTCTCGGCGAACTCGGGGTACAGCCGCAGCCATCGGTGGACCTGCGCCTCGCCGATGCCCGCCGCCTCGCAGGCCGCTCGCCAGCCGTGCGGACCGACCGCATCGAGGAATGTCGCCATCTGCATCTCTCGCTTATCGGCCAACTTCTGCGGCTCTGCGGCCTGCGGCAGGCTGTCGAACAGGATCTCGGAAGAAAGTTGCTTTGCCATAACGCCCACAATCTACGGCACTTGCGGCCTCGTCTCGACCCCTCTCACCACATTTTTCCAAGTTTCCCGTCCAAGCCGCTTGACCTCATCACAAGTGTGGTGTACTCTGTTGCAGCGCCGCAAGGCTCTTTGACAAGTCAACCGCCCCACGGCAACCGCAGAGTGCTTCCCTCCCGGCGATCCCGGTCGAGTCGAGAGCCACGGTCGCAGAGTGTGGCGGCGCCAGTAACACGCGACCTGAGAACCGCGCGCCTTGCTTCGGCACGGCGCGCTCTCCCGAGCCGCGTGGCTCGACTCACCCAGTCACGAAAGGACCTGACCATGTACACGCTTCAGATCGACCGCAACCGCAACATGATCGTCTGCAAGGGCGACCTCGTCCGCAACGGCTACCGCATCATCGCGACGGGATCGTACAACGAGATGCTCGCCGAGAAGGCCCGCATCATCCTCGGCCTCTGAAAGGAACACCAACCATGCGCAACACCATCGACCGCATCGCCGATCACCCGCTGACTCTTCCGCTCGCTTTCGTCGCCTCGATCGCCCTGCTCGCCGCCATCCGCCTCGCTCCCCTCTGCCTCTGACCCCTCCCGAAAGGAACTGACCATGCCCCGAACGAACCGAACCGTCTACCGCGTTGCCGCGTATGTCTCGACCTTCGTCCGCTACCCGTCGCAGACCATCGTCACCGAAGGCCATCGCGAGGAGTCGTTCGCGACTCGCGACTTGGCCGAGGATTGGGCGCGTCCGATCACGACCACACACGACGGCCATCTGGGCTGCGTGATCACGACCGTGAAGACCTCGATCGTGTTCACCGAGGAGGTCCGCACGGTGCCGCCGTGGACCCACACGGTGCGATGGACCGAAACCTACGACAACGGCGCGACCCTCGCGGCCCGCGCTCACGCCCTGAGCGAGGAACACGCGCGGTGCATCCACGCGGCCGAGGCAGGCAAGGTCACCCTGAGCGGCACACTCGTCGCGATCTCCGATCCGGTGATCGAGGCGCTGCCGACCAACACGCCCGCCCACGAACTCCCGCTCTGCTGAGTCACGGTCCTCCGCCAACCCTCCCGGCTCCGGCCGGGGGGGCTGCGGGCGACCGTCGCCCATTCCGCAACCCAGTCACGAAAGGACTGACCCATGACCAATAACGAACTCCACGCTGCGCTCGTCACCGAGGGATCCGACTTCGCCCGCTCGCTCGCCGCGAGCCTCCGCCAGTACGGTCGCCTGTCCGAGAAGCAGATGTACTGGGCGCTCCGCCTCGCGAAGCCGATGCCCGAGGTCGAGGCGCTGCCGTTCGCTGCCGTTGTCGCCCTGATCGACCGCGCTCGCGAGCGGGGCGCCAAGCGCATCGCCCTCCGGTTCGGCGACATCGAGGTCAAGTACGCGACGGGCGGCAAGAACGCGGGCGGCCTCTGGGTGACGGACGGGCAGCCGTTCGGATCGAGCCGCCTGTACGGTTCGGTCGCCGCAGGCTCGACCGATCTCGTGCTGCGCCGGGACGCCTCTACTGTCA